CAACAATAGATGCTTGTATGTTTCCTTTGGTGATACCCAAGGATGCCAAGGGGTAAAACGCACAGCTGCTTGATGCTTCTTATGAGTCCATCTAACAGGTATTGGCATGTCATTGTTAAAGACGATGTCTCTGTTTGTATACCATTCTAGGTCATCGCGATTTTCAGCTTCTAATCCAACATCGTAAGTTGCTAGGACTACGGTATCAATTTCTTGGCGATTGCGTATGAAGTCTACGGTGTTTACTACCCAATCTGGAGTTTTCTTAGAAGGATCAGACCAAAAATCTATGCAAATAGCCATCTCGTTTTTAGTCATATCATGCCTTTACCATAACTATCAACCAAACAATATTAGAACCATAAATATACGTTGTCAAAAGGAGCATGGGTATGAGGTTTGATTGGCAGTTTGGTCCAGCCAATGTTTACAGCGATGAAAACTTTACTGATGCAATCAATCAAATACATTGGTGGTGCACGTTGTATGGCGATGACGGTAGCACCTATAAGATGAGTGACGCTGTTCAGTTAGGATCACCTAATATTGAAAATTTCGTGCCTTTTAAAAATGTCACACAAGACATGGTTATCAGTTGGGTGTACAACTCTATTGATCCAATAGCCATACAAAACGATTTGATTGCAGAATCCACGTCATCTTCGCAATCTGTAAAACAATTCAATTATTGAGGTCCTGATGCGCTGGCGAGAAATTGTAACCGAAGGTGGCAATGCTATACCAAACGCATCTGCTGTTCCTCTTGATAAGGTATCTAAAGTTGTTGATGATGCCATACAACTTTTACCCCCAGTGCTGCGTGTAAATCTAGCTAAAGACATAGGATCAGCTGGTTTTAAGAAAGTACCTCCGGGCGATATTGATCTCATGATAGAAGCCAGCGATTTGGTCAAGCACTTCAAGACCGTAAGCCAGAAAGATCCAGTGAAGTCTGCTAAGAAGGCATTGGAAGAATACCTGCAGCAAAAAGGCTATGATGCCAAGATGAGCGGTCGCAATGTGCATGTTGGTATACCATTTGATGGCGGTACTGCGCAAGTAGATTACATGGTCATAGATGACGTTGGTGCAGTAGCTCCTTATCATCAACATGGCCCTCGTGGTATGTATGATGATCCAGAATTCAAAGGCAGCGATATTTTCATATTGATGAACAGCATAGGTAAAGCACTGGGTCTCAAGTTTGATGCGTTTACTGGCAAGCTGATGACCAGAGAAGGTAACACTGAAGTAGCCAGAGATCGAGATACAGTGGCCAAGGTGTTGCTCAATCCAGATGCTACTGCAGACGATCTCAATTCAGTAAAAAGCATATTACGAGCACTAAAGGACGACCCAGAACGAGATGCCAAGCTTGCTCAGGCCAGAGAATCTGCTGCGAAAGGTATCATAAATTTGCCAGGTGACGCAGCATGAGAGCCAAAGAATTTCTTAGAGAATTTGAAGTAGCTGACGAAGATCTCGAGTGGTTGGCTGCTCATTCAACTTCTCGTCTCAAACATGCTATAACTCGTGCGTTTAAGACTCAACACGACGCTGAAAAATCTCATAAAGCAGCGGCAGCTGCTAAGCGCGATGTTGAACATGCTGAAAAACCACCAGAGCTTAGGAAGAAGAAAGATCCTCGTTTAGCACAGCCAATTGATGAGGAATACGATTATGATGACGCAAAGTTCTTTTCTCAGCTGAAACAGATGCAGAGCGATGATCGTGCTGCCTTTGATAAGGTGATGGCTAAGGTTTGGTCGCATGCTATCAGTGAGCGTACCAATAAGCTATTTGATGAAAAAGATTTGCCCAGCGAAGCTAATCAGCATTTTGATAACATCATCATTGACGCACACGGCAGCTTTGTAGATAAACTTAAATTCCTTGATAAGTTAGTCAAACATGGGATATTAAGCGCCTCTAGTATTTTCAAAGGTGGATTGGGTAATTTTAACAACATCCTAGAATATGATGATCCCATATATCAAGACATTAAAAACCCCATTATGAATTGGGCGCCTAAGATAGGGAGCAATCCTGCTGGTAAAGGAGAAATGTTTGTAATACTGTTTACAAACGGAGCCAAGAAGGCTGCTGTAGGGGATGTCCAAGTAGGCGATATCACAGCTGAAGTAAAATCATACGATGCTAGATTGGTGGGCCACAAGGGATACGGCAGCACCATAGGTACCTTCAAAGAATATCTCATCAAGCTACAGGCATTAGTTCCTGATCGCGAATTATCAGACGATCCTAATTACTATAATTGGAATTATAAGGGACTAACCGAACTCAGCCGTATCTTCCAAGAAGCAGTGAAGAGCGGTCATGGTAACAAGATAAAACCATTGTTAGATTGGACTCTGCATAGCCTTTACGTAAGCAGCACACCTGAGCAACGCGATAGGATAGTTGATGTTATATCCAGTGACGGTTCTTTTGATGTAAATGAATTCATACGCCAGTGGATGCTTTTCCAATTTGATTATTACAAGATGATTGAGCACTTCACTGGCATATTGTTCGTGAATCCAACAACATTGGATTACCTATATGTCTCTGACACAGATGAATTTGATTCTAATTATGATAAGTTCTATATCAAACCAAGCTTCAGTTGGAAAGACAAGCAGAGCATAGTGATCAAGATTTCTCTTTTATAACTTGCTCGATATCATCCACTGTGCTACGGATGGTATGGTTATCTAAAACATATTGCTTCGCAGCCGATATATCATAAGCACTTGCGTCAAAGTTCTTTAGCAAGTTGATCAGCTGGCCATCTGTTTGGTATGTCTTTCCAAACTTGTTCAACATAGCAGCACCTGCTATCTGCCGAGATATCCACGGTGTCTCGTTAAGCATGCTTTCCAGTATGACCAACCCAAACCCTTCTTGATTGCTGTGCATGAGATAGCAGTCTGCTTCTGATATAGCACTGAGAACATCTGCTTTGTCATCTATCAATAAAGGGATAATGTTATCGCTAGCAGCAGGCATGAGATCCATACGATTGTCATAACCACATGTTACTAGCACAGCATCTTCTAGCTCTGCTTGCTTGAATACTTCTGCTAGTTCGCGCATCTTCTTGTTGGGCCAATATCCGCCGCAGCTGAGAAACATGCGTTTATCAATACCATATTTGGTTTTGAATCCTGGTTTGCCCAAGCTTTCGTTTAGTTTGATACCATGGCGCACACGTTTGGCTTTATCGTTCTGTCCGTGCTTGCGTATGTGATTGATGTCGTCTGGTGTGCTCCAGCCTAGATACGCACACTCTTTGAGTGCTGTTACGCATACATCGCTGTTGCTAGGCAATATCAGCATGTACAATATGGGACTTGGTATCCGTGAGGCGTTGCTTAACACAAAGTTTTGTAGACCTACATCTCCCCCGTGTACCACTATGAGATCCCAGGGCCAACCTAATATTTGAGGATCACTAGTAACTTTTACACCGTTGTAATCGCCTTGGTGTTCGCCAGCAAATACTGCTACCTCGTGCCCTCTGCGCAAAGCTTCTTCGGCCATGGCAGCTGTATAGTATTCACTTCCGCCTGGATACGGGGCATACCTATGAACGACAAATAATAGTTTAGACATCAATCTTTTCCTTACATTTGTCAAAATGCCACCGAGATGCATTTGCAGGATCTACATCTCTATTACAATGCGGGCATAATACTCTTGGTCTAGTAATGCCCCACATGCCATTCTTTGGACCAGGACGACCGCATGTTTCGCGTAATTTTTGTCTAGTTTCTTCTGTAATTTTTTTGCCTTTGTGTGCTGCCCCAACTTTAAGTCTCGTTTCTAAAGTATGTGTGTGCCCAGAAAAACCAGATGGACCATTTGCATGTTGTTGTTTTGCTCTTGTACTAGCAAGTGCTTTATATTCTTCCGTGCTTTTTGCAGCAATATTACTTTCGCGCAATTTACGTTTGTGTTCTTCTGATTTTGGTTTTTTCTGTATTAGTTTGGTGGCTTCGGCTACGGTAATCTGTCCAGATAACATTCTGTAGGCTATATGATCTTCAACCTTTCCGTGTTCTTCCCACAGTTTTTTGTGAGCTAGAGCATGCTCTTCTATGGTTAACTTTATCAAATTTGACGGATCGTCTGTGCCGCCCATGTGTTTTGGTATTATATGGTGCATGTGATAAACGGTCATGATGTATTTACTTGTATACCTCTATCTTCTGCAGTGCAGTATGTAACCAAGGCTCGGGTTGTAAATTGGCAACATCGCCTTCAAACTTGTCTCTAGGCCAGCTCCAGTTAGTGTTCATGGCTAGATAATGCGCATAATAAAGGTCAGCACTCTGACCAGCTGGTCCAGATATTTGATGAACTCGCCATTGATACTGCATGCATTTTTGCGGAACTAACATCCATTTGTTGCCTATGCCGCGCTTGTTATTATCATCTATGCAGCAGTAGTCTCTAAACCTGCGAGATTCAAATGGAAGCTCATATGCGCCCTTGTTGTTGGGCACATCATGCGGTTCAATCCATTTGCCTAGATAGTACAAACAATGCTGCGGGCCTTGATCAAGCTGCGTTCGTATCTGTTCCAAACTAGGACCTTTGGTCACTATTAGCTCATCTATGTCATTGTTGAGAACCATGCTGGTATTGCTGAGATAGCGATACTTCGCATGCTCCAACATGCAATACTGACCATAATCACTGTCCCACGGCGCATAATCGCTTCCTTGCGGACCATATGGATAAGGCCATGGTACTATCTTGAGCTTGAGATAATCTCTGCTGAGACGGTGATCCATCTCACCAACTGTGTATTTGGTACTGCTGTTATCGTAGATTAGAAATCCGTCTATGCCGTGTACACGATAGTGATAATCCATCCATTGTTCAATCCATTCTATTGGATTATCCTTCTGAAGAGTGACCATGACCTTGTGACTGTTAAAGTATCCATCGTTATGGTTTACTTCAATTGGTAAAGGATTTGTATCTTTGCTCAACAGCACGATATGGCTATCTAACTTGCGAGTTTGTATCACTGTATAGCTCACGCGATCTAGATCGTAGAATTGGTAATTTAGGAGGTTGTTATCGCTATCGCCAAACCCAGCATGATCTTTGAACCAATTCTTAGCATCATAGATAGGAGGACCTATCAGTATGGTCTGATGCTCATTGAGCTGCACACAATCATACCACAAGTTATCCCAATCAAAGTTGTCATTAAACTTCATACCGCCGCAATAATCTATGCGCTGTTCTGGTAGACGAGCAGGCTCTCGCTTGATAGGCCAAGTATTTGGAAACTTTACAGTGGTAACTGGATCTATCATACTAAGCGCCTCAGATCTTCTATGTGTTGGTGATACCGCAGTTCATTAGTGATGTCATGATAGACTGGATTATTGCCAACTGTAAACTTTTCCATGTTGCGGTGATTGAAAAGCTCATTGCCATTTCTGTCACGTTGTACCATCACAGTGCCACCGCCCCACTTCTTGTACTGATTGGCATTACCCTTGTGGAAAGGTCCAAACGGTATGAAGCCATACGGAACTTTTGGATCCGCTTGATAATTGATGTAGCTTGGTCTCCTGCCATTGCGCAGATCGAGATGTTGCCAGGCCATGCGGAAAGTTTCAGCGTCTCCCCCAAAATGATAATAGACTTCGCAGTTGTCTGCATAATGTTTCACCAAGTTCATCTCGGCCCAGGATTGTGCTTTATTGAATAAAAGCTGTCCTGTCTCAAATGGCTCGCCGTCGTTGGGATTCACGTTGAATATGCGCCACATTGGTGCTTCGTCGTGATAGCGATTGGCACGATCGGTGCTGAATACATCTCGCCAGAATAAGCTGCCTTTGTCTTGATATTCTTGATCATCAAACAGGAATTCGGGATTTCTTATGGGGAAACTGTCAGCATCAAGCCATAGATTCTCTGCGTATTGGCTTTCCCATAACGCATAGACTTTGGTGCTCCATCCTGCTTTGGTTCCGTACATGGTAGTGAAATCTTTAGCATTGCCTTGTATCTCAGTAACCGTGATCTGCTCGGGCGCTGGACTGCGTAGGATAGCTGCTTGCTGCGGAGTGATCTCATCTTTGCGATGGAAGATCTCGATGGGTAGCTTGACTTCCTGTAGTGCTAATTCTCGCATCAAAATGTAACCACTGGCAATCTCTTTACCATACACACTGGTCACGATGCTGCGACCTGGGTTGAAATGCGGCACGCCCAAGCGGTTCAGCATCTGATCAACCTTTTGATATTCTTCTTGTAGATTAACCTGCATATCGTGCCTCTATTACTGGTTTCCAGTCTGCGATGCGATCGTATTGATGTAAGATGAAATGCGTGGTGCCATTGCTGGTTGTAGCATGCTCTCCATCCCAGAGAGGTTGTGGTTCTAACAGGTGAGGTTTGAAGGTATGCATCTTGGCTGGATCAAAGGATGTACCAGCTTGGCATGCCCAACCGTCTTCGCTCATGCTAAACTTAGTGATGCTCTTATATGGCTCTAATCCCAGCAGCACGTTATAAGCAGCTTGATCAGGATTGTGAACTTTGGTAGCATGTTGGCTGCCCACGCTGAGCAGATAGATCTGTAACCATAGATCTTTCATCACGCTGGGTACACCGCACTGCACACCGCAGTTCCAGATGGGATTGGTTTTCATCTGTTCGTATACCCAAGGGAAGCTGTGCTGTAGATTCTCATTGCCCCAGGGTTCATGCTGATACTGTAGGCTCTCGCAGCTGGCTAGTATCTTGGCATTGCCCATGTTGGCATCTAACCATTCACTGGGATTGCGCTGGAATATCACGTCCTTGACGTCTGTGTGTATCACATAACGATAATCTTCGGTCTTCATGAGGTTCTCTAGAAAACCGTGCAGATGAAGGAAGCGCTCTACGACTATGATCAGCTGTCCTGGATAAACTAGATTGCCTGTGCTGGAATCTTGACCAAATCCCATGATCTTGAAACCCTTGTCGGTAAGCTTCTGCACAGTGCTAAGCTGAGAATTATATACCAGCATAGCTTTATCGCCTTTGAAACCACAGGCATCTATGCTGTTTACCCAGTATTGGATCTTATCCCAATCGTAGTTGGTAAATGAACCTATTATGAGATCTTTTGACATGCGTTATTGTGTGGTTTGGCCACATCAATCGCAATTTATTCCAAGGTATTTGTCAGCTCCCGCGCTGCACATCATGCGAATGATCTTCTGGCCATTCTTGCCTCGCATGATGCTGCTGAGCTCTCGATCAGTCTTTTCGAGGCCCTTGATCTTGGCTAACAACGGCATGTGGCGCTTGATTATCTCAAAATCCTGTTTAGGCCAACGAGGATTATCAAAGTATCCCAGCGCCTTAAACCAACGCATTATTAGATGAGGATCTTCAGTTATCTTATCGTGTGTATGTGGTAACATGACCACTCGTTGATTGCGAAGATCGTCTAGTCCGCCTGTGTAGTCATACAGCACACCGTCCTTGTCAATGCTCATGCTGTTGATAGTGAGATCTCTATCTTG